GGTCCGGCGACTCCGTCTTCGCCGTCTTCTCCGTCCTCGCCGGGTGGGCCTGGATTACCCTGCGGTCCCGGCGGACCGATCCATCGCAACGGGTCGGGCGGTCCTGTATCGGTGCCTGGATAGTCCGAATACGAAATTTTATAGGCCATGACAAGCCCCCGCCAATTGCAAACTACCTTGCGGGCCTATACATTCCTTGCGGTCCATAGATGGAGCGCTCGATGGCATACCTGACGGAAGCGGAAGCAGCCCGCTTTGCCTCAAAACAGAAGCGGAAAGGGGATTGCTCACTGTGGCAAGATCCCTTGGACAAAGACGGGTATGGCACGTTCTATTTTCGTCGGATGAACCGCCGCGCGCATCGGGTTGCCTGGTTCTCCGTTCATGGCGATTTGCCCGAGGATCGCGTCATCAATCATCTGTGCCGCAACCGGGCTTGCGTGAACCCACAGCACCTCCAGGCCATCACCCGCAAAGAAAACGTCTTCCGAGACAGCGCCACCATCACCTACATCAACAGTCAAAAGACCCATTGTTCGAATGGTCATCCCTACGACAAGGTCTATGCGGGAACGCGTTATTGCTCCGTCTGCGAGCGGGCCAAGAAAAAGCGGCTCAGAGCGAAATGGCGCCTGGAGGACACGCTCAACATCTAGGGCGCCGACTGCCATCAGAAATACTCGGCTACGACGCGTTCGCCGCTCGTCGGCAGCGCGGTGATGGCGAACAGCGAACGCATGGCCTGCACGACCTCGGCCGGGTCCTGCTTGGCCGGCGGGAATTTCGGTGCCAGTTCGTAGGCGGCCAGCAACTCGTAGGGAAACGCGGCCATCTCTGGAATGTCCTGGGAACTCCAACGCGCGATGCCGCGCCCGACCAGATCGGTGTGGACCGCCATGACAGCCTCGACGGCGATGTCGTGCGACGAGATGCCCATGGCGCCTCGGCGAATGCGTCCCTCCAGCAGTGCCACGAGCGCGGGATCGGTTGTCTTGCCGAAGCTGGATGCCGCCATCGAGGCCGCCAGTTTTGTGTATTCCTCGGCGAATGCGCGGGGGACGGCGTCACCGGTCCACCAGACGATCCCCTGAGCATCGAGGGCGGCGTGAACGGACGCCACGCGCTCCTGCATGAACGTCAGATCGGCGGAGGACGGTGTTTCCTCCGCCGCGATGACGCCCAGTTCCACCAACGCGGCGAGGGCGATGTTCACGACGGCGACCATTTCCGTGAGCACGGGACGGTCATCGAGCGGGACGACCGTCACGTTGAGGCGACGTAATGCACGTTCAGCAATGGTCGAGACCGGGACGCTCATCGGACGTTACCGACTGGCCGCCCCGGTCACGCTGCCCGCCGGTGGCGTCGGAACGTCACCCGGCTCGGCGATGGCGCCCGCCGCGAGCGACGACATGCGCGTGGCGTGGCCCGAGACCGAGTGCCTGACGCCGGCCGTGACAGGCACCGGAGGAACCCAAGGCTCGCCGGTCGGCGGCCCTGACGGCGCGTTCGGATCGAGCCCCACCGCGATCAGGTGCGCGTCGCGGATCATCGTGTTTTCCTCGATGCTCGTGCCCGCGCCGCCGCGCGCGCCGATGCTGCCGTCGCCGTTGTAATCGAGGATTATCTGCGCGCCGATGGAGGCCGACACCATCAACTCACGTTGCTCCGCCGTGCGTTGGGCGGGGACGGCCGGCGCCGTGGCCGCGGCTGTCGCTGTTGGAGCACGCTTTTTGGCGTCGTCGTCGTCGTTTTTCGTTGCCATGGTGAAACTCCTTATGCGTCCGGCTCGGCCGCGGTGAATACACTCACGACTCCGGCATCTACCGGCTTTGTGGTGTCCACGGAAACGTCCGTGCCCCAGCGCAGTTTGGCAATTCCCCTCATTTCTTGCAGGCCCACACCATGAAAATACCCATAATCGCGCACGTTTGTCGTGGTTTTTGCACGTTGCGCCCAGGCAACGCCCAACGCCTGCGCGCCGCACAGCACCGACATCGCCACGTCCACGGTAGCACCCGCGCCCACGTCGGCGATGACCGGCATCTCGGGAACTTCGCGGATGATGACGCCGTTGTAGAGAATATCGCCAGCCGTGAACAACGGATTGTCGCGTCCGCGATCCCACGCGTATTGCAACGAGTTGATGATGACGGGGTCCTGCATGAGATCGCGGAACGGTAGGCTCGGGACGAACATCACGAACCATTCCTCGTCATCATTGACGCTGATCGGCCGGATGCGTGGTGAGGCGGTGCGGGCAATGCGTTTCGCCAGCGTGACGACGGCGGCGGTCAGCTTGTCGGCCGTGTTGTCGATCGTCGTGAGGGCTGTCGCCATGACGCCGGACACCGCGTTGGTTTTGGTGGCGCCGAACAGCACGCGATCGGCATTGTTGACCATCCACGCGTTGCGCTCGGCCGCGGTGGCGGTGGCGTAGGATTTCTGGACGTTTCCGTCGATGGTGATGGCTTCGAGCGACGTGATGATGTCGCTCCGCATCTTTTCCAGTTCCCAGTTCATCAAGGCTTCGCGGGCGGCATCCCGCAAATCGATGACGGACTTCTGTTCGTCCCAATCAGAGACCGCGACGGCGTGCCGGAACGCGGAGACGGTGACGTTGAGGCTCCGGGCGTTGAGGATTTCCTCATTCCCTTCCAAGACCGTGTTTCCGGTTACGCCCGCTCCCACGAGGCGGCGAACGGTGGGAAACACGACGGTGTCGCCCGCTTTTCGGGTCAGGTCCTCGCGCACCTGGATCATGCTACCCATGGTTGTGCCCATGTATCGCGCGAACTGGTTTTTGCGAATATACTCGGAAAAGAAGTCGGAATCCCAGATTGTAGGCGTGAGTCCGGCTCTGGCCGGGGTTACGTTCATGTCCGCCAACTGAATGGCTCCTGTCGCTGGGGATTGATGGGGACGTGAAGCGACGCCCGGATAAAGCCCGGCGACGGCTCAGCGCCCGCTCAGTCCCCCGGCGACGGGGTCACACCGATCAATCGGACCCGGTGGTGGTCCAGCGCCCGAACTCGTCCCGGCGACGGACTGCCTTCACTTCCGCGATACGCCCGATTGTGCCCGGCGACGGCGGCGGTTGCTCTGGCGGCTCAGCTACGTACTCTGGCGGCTCGGCCTCGTAATCACTGACGGTGGCCGCGATCCGTTTAGCATCAGCGAGGGAGGCGAAGATAGTGGCCTGCTTTTCCGCCTCCGTCTCGGGCACGCGGCGTTGCAGGCGGGCCGCGTAGAGGATGGCGGTCAGGGTCGCGAGGTCGGTCACCTCCAGCGATCCAGCGTGCGGCGCAGAACGGTTATCTCAGCCTCAAGCCCGGAGACGCGCACGGAGAGGGTGGCGTTTTCGGCGCGCAGCCGCTCGATCTCCTCCACCAGCCAGGTGCGCTCCGCGACGATCTTCGCGAGCAGTTCGGTGCCGGTGGCGGTCATTGCTCCCGGTTCCCACCGCTGGCCGCCGCCGCGCCACCGACAACGCCAGCGGCCGTATTGAACTGTATCCACTTGCTGAGTTCTGGATGATTATTAACCGCATTCCGAATTACCTGGGCAGTCCTGGGGGCTACCGATTTCATCCAGTTAGGATCTTGAATGTAGGCACGAATGGCTTCCGCCATATATTCTGGCCTGTCCTGGCTTGGGTGATAGCCACGATTTTCCGGCGAGACCGTGGTCATGACCTTCGGGTCCACACCCTTGCCGGTGGCTAAGGTGTGATAGATTGCTTCCAGTTCCTGGTTCATGGACGGGTTGGTCTTGATGCGACCGGCCATCGTGTCGATCAGATGACCGACCTCGTGCGTGATGACGAGTTCCGCTTGCTCGCCGGGCAGGGTATTGAGATACCGGATGTTGTTCGTCAGCGTGTCGAAATCTCCTATGTTTCTGCCAAGATCCTTTTGCGGTGTCGCCAGAACAGTTCCCTCGCCCGCCCCCTTTGCGAGGCGGACAGTGGGATGGAGACCTATCCCCCGGTCGGGAACATCTCCAGACGCGTCCGCCGCCCTTCGGCCAGCGACGTTCTTTGCTGTGAGGGGGACACCTTCGATGCTGTGGGTGATGTTTCCAAATTCATCGACGGGCAATCCATTTGGATAATCCATCGACGGCGCCCGAGGCGGCAGATTTGCCGGTGGCTTATACCCAGCGATTGGATCTTTCGCCAACGCGCGTGGAACGCCCCCGCTCGACGTGGTGCCCATCGCCACGCCCTCGGCCGTCTGGTGCAGCGCGTCCATCACACCGGCGCTTGTCGGATGGCCGCCCTGCCACACCTCGCCGCCTGTCCAGAGGCCGGCGTCGATCGCCTCCTGCTGCTTTCGCGCGATCCATTCGCCGACAGGATCGGCCACATTGCGTTGCAGGAACCGCCCGACGACGCCGCCATCGTCCGCCGCCATCGCGGGCGGAAGCGCGGGAGCGAGTGGTTGAGGACCGCGCTGACCGCCAGGCGCCAGACTGTTCCACGGGTCAGGCCCGTCAGCGCCCCGCTCGAACCCCATCATCAGCGGACTGGGGGGTTGCCACGCCATCAGCGTCGCCGTTCTGGACGCCGCAGGATATCATCGAGACTTTGTGGCCCGACAAATCCGTTCGTGCCCCTCGGCGCGGAGCTGCGCGCGTTCGCGAGCGACGGCGGAAGGCCAGCGGCAGGCGAGACCCGAGGCGCGGCGGCGCCGTTCTCAGCCTCCCATTTGGCCCGCTCCTCCGCGATGATCCTGGCCCGATACGCATCCGGGTCGGTGCCGATTTCCTCGTGCAGCCGCGCCGTGGCGTTGTTGTCGATCATCCACTGATACGGATGCGGTTTAGAGTATAGTTCGTTCCACAACCTCGGGTCTGCTTGCGTTCGGCGCTGGAAGTACTCTGTTTCCTTGTCGATTACTTCCTTGCCGTGCTTGTCGAGCGCCATCATCTCGCTGGTGTTCAGGCGTTCGTTCAGCACGACGCCGCGCACGCGCCTCGTGTAGCCCTCGGGATCGCGGACGGGATCGATCGGCTCCAACATCGCAGGCGGCTGCTGTGGTTCGGGCGGCTTCCTGGCCTCATCCAACTGCTTTTTAAGCAGGGCCATCTCGGTTTCGACAGCGACCGCGCGCGACTTCCAATCCTGACGGCGAGCACGTTCCTTTTCATACGCCGACCTGGGGACAATCGCCTCGTTCGGGTTGGGCTCGCCCGGCTCGGCATCGTCCTCAGGCTCCGGAACGGCTGCCTTGGCGGGCGCTGGCTTCTCGCTGGTGGTTGCCGCCTCCCTGTCCGGCGCGGCCTCTGGCGCCCTCTCAGGCGGCGGTGGAGGCGCATCCTCCGGCGGGGTGCCACCGGACAGGAACGCGTCAAGCTGCGTGGGTGTCTCAGACATCAGGCCGCTCCTCCCGGCGGTTCAGGCGGCGCGAGCGCGTTATGGCGCGCGATCAGGATGTTGTTCACCCGCTCCACCGCCGATTGTCTCAAATCCCCGGCCCGCGCCTCGTCCGCCATCGCCTTCGCGTGACGCCCGCGGATGTCGGCGTCCTGTAGCGCGGCCTGCACCTCCGGCGGCACCACGGTCCCAGGCTCGGACGGCGCATCGGGCGGGGCCATCATTTCGTTGTGCATCTGATGCGTGTTGGCGATGTGGTGGACGCTCGCGTGTTTTCGTTCCGCCGCCAGCGCGAAGTCCGCCGCCGCCTTGGCCTGCGTCGCCGTGGTGTCGGCCTGGGCCTTGTCCATCGTCATCTTCTGGACGACCTGCTGATGCTGCGCCTGCGCCTCCTGGCGATCCTTCAACATCTTCAGCAGGTCTTCCTTGTTCCTGAAATTCGATGCGGCAATCAACATTTCGGGCGGGATCAGGCCCGGTTGCGTGCCAGCGAGTTGCAACAGGTTCTGGAACTGCTCGGCCTGGATGCTCGGAACATCGATGCCCTCCTCGATCGTGATATCCACGTCCATATCCGTTATATCGTTCTCGATCCGGATCACCTGCTGCAATCGTGGATCGCCCGGAACGATCTGCATCGCCTGCATCGCCTGGGCGCGCTGGTCCTCGGGCATCGCCGCGAGTTCGTCCATCACCCGCACGGGCTGATTGACGCCTATGTATTTCGTCGTGCCAAGATCGTCAGTCACGCGCACCCACCGTCCCGCCGTCCAGTATTGCCGCGCCGCCATCCACGCCACCTGATACAGCGTCCGCGACCACATCCGCAGCGTGTCCGCGATCGGCTCGTGCGCCGCCGCCCCGCCCGCCTGTTGCGCGAGGATTGCCCTGCCGGACAGTTCGCGCGGATCGGTGCCAGACATCGACGCGTTCGGCCCTGATGCCTGCATTTCCGCCGTGGCGTGCTGCATCAGTTTGAACTGACCGTCCGCCATGTCGTTGCCGTTGGAGATTTCGAACCGCAGACCTGGATTGACGACGATCACGCCGTCCGGACGAGCCACCTCGCGCCGCGCCTTGTCCACGTCAGCGACCGCGCCATCCTCCAGAATGACCTGCGCCACGCTCAACGAATGCAGCAGTTTGCTGCGTCGTTTGTTGACTTCGTCCTGCAGACTGATCAGGTCGCGGACCATGCCGTAGCGGTTGTTCTCGCGGTCAACATGCGCCGACGCCATGATGAGGCCGGACGCCGACGTGCCTTTGTTGCCCAGGAACGGCGAGCGCATCGGCTCGGCCAGAAAGCCCACGCGGGTCAGCGTGGCCACCCACCATTCGTTACGCTCCTGCCAGTGGCATTGCACGATCCGCACGCGCTCGCGCTGACTGTCACACCAGACGATTTCGTTCGGCCGGTCGCCGTAGCTGCCCGTCTGCGTCTGGAACGTATCGCTGATGAGGTCTTCCGCGTCGGGCCACGTTTCGTAAGCCTGATCACGGTCCATCCATATGACGATGCCTTTGTAGCGGCCGTCGCTAAAGTCCAGTCGCCTCGAATGTGGGTCCCAGAACAACCGATCGTAGGGCACCTCGGTGATGGTGATATTCGCGCCGCCCTTCCCGTCGTCCTCCAGGCCGAGTTCCGCGCCACCGACGCCCTCGACCATCAGGTTCTCGTAAACCAGCGACCTGATCAGCGGAAAGTTGTTGTCGTCCGAAATATAGCGCAACGCCTGCGTGGCCGCGTCCGCCTTGCCCTCGTCAGCCGGATTGCGGGCGAACGCCTTTGGATCGGTCCTGGACTTCCGCTCAAGACCGCACATCAACTCGACCTTGCGGCTGCAATAATTGATCGTGATCTCAGGTTGCCCGCGCGCCTTCAGCGCCGCTTGCTCGGCCTCGCTCCACTGGAAGCCGCAGACGTAATCACGATCACGCTGCGACCGCTTGCGGCCATCGTCGGTCGCCGTCTCCGCGTCCTCGAACCATCGCACGATGCGCGTATGCAGGTCGTCCAGATCGCGCGGGTAGCGGTCGTCCGCCACGCCTGGGCCGCCCTTGGGCCGCGATGCCTCCACGGCTACTGGATCAGTCGGCGGATCGGGGTAGAGCGACTGACTCATCGGACGCGCATCCCCGTCCCGCCCGCGCACATCAGCAAATCATATGCGAGATACACCAACACGATCAGAACGAACGCTATCAGAATGATATTCAACACCTGCATCACCAGCGAACCGGCGACACCGAGCCAACCCAGCACGGTAGGCAAGATCAGCCGGAATATCGCCACGACGGCGCATATGACGATGAGCCAGATGAGGAGATTGACGAACCATGCGGCTGAGAAACACATCATTCGGCTCCTTAATGAGCGAGCGTTCCGACGATCGCCAGGACGCCGGCGGCGAGACCGATGTTCGAGCGCAGCCAACTGGCGGCATCATCGACCACATCGTCTAACTCGTGCTGTCGGTAATGAGGCCGAACCCGGCCAGCGTGGTGATGAGCGACGCCAGCGCCGCGTTGCCGGCCTTGGCGCCCGTCACGGCGGCGGGTGGTAATCCGCTATTCGTTCCGGCGGCGTTTCCCGTCAGTAAATTGGACGGGTCAACCCAAACACCGGACGGCGGCAGGCCAAGATACTGAATACCCCACTGCTGCGTCTTACCAGAGGTCCGCGTATCGGTGATGACGTTATTCGCGATCCGAATGTTCTTTATCGGCGTGGTGGCACCGTTGATGCCAATGCCTATGCCGCCACCATTGTCCGTGATCACGTTGCCAATGATCGCGATGTCCTCGGCGGGGAGCGGTGTCGTGTCGGAGTTGGCGAACAAGGCAATGCCGGAAGCCCAACAATTCCGAATGGCGTTGCCGGCGATGGTGACTTTCTTGACGCCAGGAAGGTCAAACCCGTTCCCCGACATTTTATTGATGGTGTTGCCCGTGATCATGACATCCGTGCAGGTATAGGCGAACACCGACGACGGATAATCCGGATACGAAACACTATCCTGTTGCAAGACAACCTGCATCATGATGTTGTTGATGATTTGGATATCGTGAATGAAACCCAGATTGATACAATCAAGGCCCACGTCGGAGAACAGGCAATCGATAATCCTGATCCTGAACCCCCAGGTCACGTTGTCCCCGTTGGTATTGCTGAACGCCTGTTTGCGATCAGCCGCGAGCCCCGTGGTTTTCCAGTGATTGCCGATATTCTTGAAGACGCATCCCCGTGCCGTCAGGTCGTTGTTTCCAGAGCCATTGAACGCGATCCCGCGCGTGTTCTGAAACGTCACCTGATCAAGCGTCAGACCGCTCACTCGATATGCCTGCGCGACAATGCCGCCGTTCGCGAAGTCCTGGCCGCCGCCGTCGAAGGTCAGGCCGTGGACGTGCATGCTCGCGGTGTTGGCCGTCTCGAACAACAGTATCGGCGCCGTGCTCGTGGCGGTCGGCGCGAGCGTCACCGTGCCAGGATAAGCCCACCACGTTTGGTTAGATGCCGGCAGGACCGAACGAGACAGCAATAATTTCGCGGGCGATGGCGGAAAGTATAGCACCGAACCGGTGCCCGCCGCCGTGGCGACAGCCTGCAACGCGGCGTAATCGTCCGTCACGCCATCCATCTTCACGCCATGATAGAGCACATTAAATGTGTTCGCGTTCGCGCCGGCATTGGCTATCGCCGCGTTTAGGTCATCCGCGAGAAGCGCGTCCCCCATCTGCCATGGGTATCCGGTCATATCGTCACCGCCTGCATTTCTGCGTTGGAGACATGATTGTCGGACCAACCGCCCGCGCGACGGGAACCGATGTCGTGGGAATGTAGGATGTCGCGAACCCGCCTTGCTCGGCCTGTGCGCCCCAGACAAACACCGTATAGGCAGGCGTCGCGGCCTGCGAAGCATCGCGCATATCCGTGCCAATGCCGAAATACCACGACACGGCGGTCAGGTTGGGCGTCGTCAACGTAAATCGTTGCCACGCCGTCGTCAGGGTGGCCGCCGCCTTGTAATACAGCACACCGTCAGGCGTGACGGAGAAGTAAGCCAGTTCGCCGCCAACAGCACCCTTCAGATAGACGCTGACCGTCCAGACGGCGGCGGTGGCCGTGAACGCCTGCGATATCGTGCTGAAATTAGGAGCGGACGGCACAGCCAGAAACGCGACACGAGACGCTGTTGTCGTTCCATCCGGTGCCGTTGTGTTGTTGCCGGTTACTGTTGGTGCGCTGCCGCCCCTCGTCCACGCGGCGTTCGACATGTCGCCACTCTGGAGGATGGCATTCGTCCGCGACGGCTCCGGCGCGTCCGTGACGCATTGCCCATACGCCGACGCGGGCAACGCGGCTCCGACCAGCAACAGTGAGCGGCGACTAATCACCATTCCCGCGCCGCGAACGCCTGAGCAGTGGTCGCGCCGATGATGCTGTATGCCTGACCGGACGCCGGGCTCATGCACAAGAACTGTTGATTGACCGGGATCAGGATCGATGGCGGCCCGGCGACGGCCGTGGCCGTCTCGGACACCCACAGACTGCCCGCGCTCTGGTTCTGGATCATGCAGCCATGGCGGCCTGGAAACGCCGGCATGGCCACCTGCGCGGTGCCCCCGGCGGTAATGGTGCCCGAGCGGTCGGCGTAGGTGAGGGCCTGTGCGAGCGCCGCCGACGGCAACATAAGCACGGCCAGGGTCAGGATGCGGATCATGTTTTGTCCCCCTCGATGACTTCGCGGATCGAGCCACGACACGCCGCCGCGTCCATCGCGTCCGCCAGCACCGCGCGCAGCCAGTCGCGGCGGAGCGTGAAGCCCCGCGACCGGGCATCTTCCATCGCCGCGTCGGCCCACTTGTCCGGATCGGTGCCGACCCGACGCTGGAACTCGGCGCCGCTGAGTGTGCTGTAGTCGGTCACGCCATCCTCCGCGCGTTAGTTGCTCCGTTACCCGGCCAAAAACCGGCCATGCGATCAAACGGGGGTTTGCGGACACACTCCTTGTCTTTCACGCCACCCTCCAGTCGCGCAGTTCCTCCGCGTCGCGGTTGAACGCCGCGTCCCAACTGTCGCGCGGGGGCTTACGTTCCATATCGCGAACGTATGGGCGTGACATCATCGCGTATCTGCAACTATCGACCGCGTGGTCTTCCGCGTCCGTATCGATATCCTCGGCGCGGTTCGTGTCGTGCTGCTGCGTGGGCAATGTGCGGATGATGTGCGTCGCGGTTGAGAAGAACACGACCATCGGCTTACCGTCCGCGTCGCCGACCAGCCGCGACCGGACCTGATCCCAGCCGCCCATGGCGCCGCGCTGCGGCACGCGCTTGTTGTCCGCCGGCCGGAACACCACGCGGGCCGCCTGCGTCATACGCATCGCTATGCTTGGCCCGCCGTCCTCGGCGAAGATCGCGGGATCGGCCACGCCCGTCATCATGCCGCTGGCGGGCTTCGGGTCGTCGCGCTCGCGGTCTCGAATGCCCTCGGCGACCTGTTCGGCGGTCATGCGAAGCCCGACGTTCGGCTCGTTCGGCTTCATGCCATACCACTCGCGGTAACAGACGAGGCAGCCGCGCGCGATGTCGGGCAGGCTGCCGTCGCTAACCGCCCACCAATGCACCGCGAACGGCCGCGCGCTGCCCCAGTCGAACGACCGAAACCGCGCCCAGTGATCGGGTAGCGTGCGCGGCGCCATGATGTGCCGGGCCGCGCTGAACTCCGGAAAGAACGCGCCCGCGATGACGTTCCAGTCACCCTCCAGCCACGCGCGCACCAGCTCCGGCGAGCCGACCAAATGCAGCCGGTTGATATACGTCGGGTCGTTTTGCAACAGGATGCGGTTGTCCTGAATGCGGGACGGTATGTATATGAAATGATGTTTCTCGCCGTTCGGCAGCTTACGAATGAGCGGGACCATCCCACGCGGCGCCGGGTCGATGTATCTGTGTTTGATCCATTGCTGGCCGACGCCGCCGGGGTTCGCGGTCAGGATCAACTGGATCGGCACGCCGCTCTTGGACCGCATCGCGCCGAACAGCATGTCGATTGGTTTCGGGTCCTCGAAGTTCCCGGCCTCCTCGACGGCGCAGTCTGAGTTCTTGTTTATGAGGCCTGTATCTGATATGTAATGGTTTGCCTGATCAATACAGAGGTCTGTTACCCATGCGTCGCCAATTACACGACATACCATCTTTCCATGAGACACCTCCTCCACCAGAC